TTTTAGAACGGCAGGTCGATTCATAAGAGGTACATTAATTGAAAATGGATACGATGTTAGACAATATGGAAGTTATGAAAGTCATTACAAAGGGAAAGAAATTTTACATTTAACTTATCCTGAGTATCATGAGTTTTTAAATAATTATACAATGAAAAAATTTTCTGTTGTGAGAGAACCTGTTAGTAGATTTATTTCAATGGTTAGTAAAAATTGGATGTTTAATGAAGAGAAGATAGATAAAATGTTTAGAAGTCAAGAAGATTTTGATCAAACAATAAACAATGAAATATTAAATAACCCTTCTAATTGGTTTGTTCCTCAAGTAAATTTTGTAGATCACAATACTAAAATATGGAAATTTGAAGATAATTTTAAAGATGAATTTGTTGAATGGATGATGTATAATTTTAACATTAAAATTAATAAATTTAAAAATTCTGATGAAGGTGTTGAGATAAATCAAATATCTTTAAATGAAGAAAAAATAAAATATATTAAAAATTATTATTACAAGGACTACAAATTATTTAACTATGAATTTAAGTCGTAATTTCACACTTCAAGAATTAATTAAATCAGACACTGCTGTTAGGTTAGATATAAATAACAATCCAAACTCAGGTCAGATAGAAAAACTAAAAGCATTGTGTGAAAATATTTTACAGCCGGTACGTGACCACTTCGGCAGAGTAAAAGTAACTAGCGGATTTCGTAGCGAGCAGCTGTGCCTAAAAATAGGTAGCTCGATTAACAGTCAGCATGCAAAAGCTGAGGCCGCAGACTTCGAATGTATGGGCACCGACAATGCAGAATTAGCTGACTGGATTTATATGAACTTAGAATTTGATCAATTGATCCTCGAGTTCTACACGCCCGGCGAACCAAACTCAGGATGGATACACTGTAGTTACACCACTGATCAACCTAGAAAACAGTTCTTACACGCATATAAATCAGAGGGAAAAACTAAATACAAACCTGTTATCGGTAAAGCGGTAGATCTAGTTTAAAATCAAAAGATATAATTCTTTTTTTAAATTTAAGATTATTAGGTTTTGTAAAGTGTGTTATAAATTGTGGCACAATTACTATATCTCCTTCTTCAACTTTAGGTTCATATATTATACTATCATCATTATGATTATTCCAAGGTTGCATGTACGAAGTAACCGGTGAATTTTTTTGCATATTTAAATACAAAATTCCACAATAGCCTTTAGAACCGTGGTTGTGTGGAACATGATAATCTCCTTTTTTATAACTTACAGACCAAACATCTCCAGACTGCATTACCCCCTCCATATTTTTACATATATTATTTAATTCTTCTGCAAATATATTAAAAAATTTTAAACTAAAGTTAGCGTTGTTTCTATTACTAGAAAAATTTTTAAAACGTTTTTCAGGATAGTCCTCTAGTATTTTATTAATTAATTTTTTCTTTTTTTTAAAATCAATAGATTTAATTTGTAGAAAATCTACTTTAAAAGCTGTATTTATATCCATTCTCTTAACTCCTCTCCCATTACTTCTGAGGCTATATTTATTTTTTTACGTAAAGCTTCTACTATTTTTTCATCAATTGTATCCTCGGCAATTAAATCAATATAAGTTACGGTTTTCTTTTGTCCTATTCTATGTGCTCTGTCTTCTGATTGCAGCCTTTTTTCTAGATCATAACCATTAGAATAATAAATAACAGTATTAGCTTCGGTAAGTGTAATACCGTAACCACCTGTTTGAGGTGTACCTATAATAAATCTACATTTAGGATCATTTTGAAACTTACGAATAAAGTCTTGTCTATCTTCTTGTGGTGTTAAACCATAGTAATGAACATAAGAATCTGGACCATAAACTTTAATTATCTTCTGTATAATTTCACCAACACTTAATTGATAGTTAGCCCATATAATAACTTTACCGTCTGTATCTTCTAAAATAGACATCAATTCATTTAGTCTATTACTCTCAACTTGTTGTGTAGTACCATCATCAGCTGCTACGTACCCACAAGTAATTTGATGTAGTCTCATTAATTGTGTTAACACAGTCATAGTAGTAGTAACTTTACCATTTAAATGTGCGATAGCTTGTTCTTTCATTTGTTCGTAAACTTTTTTTTGATCAGGAGTTAAAGTTACATGACGTTTAATAAATACTTTAGGAGGTAAGTCTAAACAATCTTCTTTTAATACTCTGTAAGAAAATTCTTTTACTATGTCTGATAACTCTCCTAAGTTTTGAAACTTATCTACTACCTGGATAGATCGTCCACGTATATGCATTGTTTTCATTTCTGCATATCTATTTCTGAATGCGTAATAAGAAGCAAAGTCTAACAACCATGGATCAAGGAACTCACACTGCGTATATAAATCTAATGGGTTCTTTGTAATAGGAGAACCCGTCATGATTCTTTTATACTTAGCATTTAAACCAATTTTAATAATATTTTTAGTTCTTTTAGCCGTAGGTGTTTTAATTGTAGTAGACTCATCAATAGCCATTAAAGCTTTGTGTGAATTAATAAATTTGTTTGCAAATTTTACACCTTTATCTGTAGACAAAGATTCTACATTCATAATTAAAATATGAAAAGCAGATTCTATTTCAAATAAAGATTCTAATTTTTCTCTTTGTGTTTTTGTAATATTAGGTTGCCATAACACAGACACATTTTCTATGTGGTTTGGTAAGTGTGTAGGTAGTTCTTGTTCGTACCAAGTTTTAACAACACCTTTTGGTGCAACAATTAACACACCATCAATCTTACCTTTGTCATATAACATTGCAACATTGTCTATTAATACTTTTGTTTTGCCTGTACCCATTTCCATAAAATAAGCATAGTTTTCTTTGTTCCAAGATTTTTCTAATGCAGTTAATTGATGTGCATATGGTTTGGTTTTAAATTTATAATTCATAATTTTTTTTCTTCTTTCTAGTTGACATCCATATAAACATGTTTATATTGTTTGTCAATGTTAGAAAGAAAAGTTTATGTAATACAAGAAATACCGGGTAGCCAAGCAGGTACTCCTAAAATAAATATTATGGGTGCAGCTGCTTATTCTACAACCAATGACTTTAATTTTTTATTACCGGAATTTTCTCAAATGATTTTTTCTCCTGGTCCATTAATTTTTAAATTAAGAAAAGGTTTAAGAAATTATAAACCAGAAGATTATTTATTATTGACAGGTGATCCTGCAATCATTGGTGTTGCATGTTCTATTGTATCTGATATTACAAACGGTAAATACAATGTATTGAAGTGGGATAAACAAGAAAGAAAATATTATCCTATCGAGATTAATCTATACGAGAAAGGAGAAATAGATGTCGATTAAACAAACAATAAAGTTTAAAAATGAAATAAACTTTGAAGCAGATCAACAAGATGCAATGAGTAAAACTGAAAACATTCAGTCTCTTGCAGATCAAGTACAAATGTTAGAGGGGTTGCACAAAAGAATAGAGGCAAGTGAAAATAACATTAAAGATTTAAAAAAAGAATACCTACGTATATCAGGTGAAGTTATACCAACCATGATGTCCGAGATGGGTTTAGCAGAATTAAAACTACAAGATGGATCACATCTTAAAGTTTCAACGTCGTATCGTGCTACTATTACAGAAGCAAATAAAGAAGCGGCGTTTAACTGGCTTCGTAACAATGGATTAGGTGATATTATTAAGAACGAGATCTTGGTATCATTTGGTCGTGACGAGGATAACAAGGCAGCAGATTATGCTGAACTTGCGAAAGGTCAAGGGTTTCAACCGACACAAAAGATGAAGGTTGAACCCATGACTTTGAAAGCGTTAGTCCGTGAGCGTATTGAGGCAGGTAAAGAAATGCCAACGGAAATCTTTGGGGTATTCTCAGAGAATAAGACAACAATAAAAAGGAACAAGTAACATGAACGATGTAACAACTAAAAAAGAAGGAGCATTGGCTACAGTAAATTTTGAAGCTGATGCACAACAAGGAGCCCAGAATATTTCGCAAGAAGATCTTGCGTTACCATTCTTAAAAATTTTGGGTCAACTATCTCCAGAGGTAAACGAAAGAGATGGTAAATATGTCGAGGGCGCAAAACCTGGCAAGATAATGAACACAGTAACAAATCAATTGTACGATTCAATAGAAGTTGTGCCGTGTCATTACAAAAGACAATATGTCGAATGGCAAGATAGAGGTACCAGTACAGGTGCACCTGTTGCAATTCATGATGCAGATAGTGATATCGTTAGTCAAACGACTAGAGATAAATCATACAAAGATAGATTATCTAATGGTAACTATTTAGAAAATACTGCTAATCATTTTGTACTTGTAGTGGGTGATAGCCCTGAATCTGCATTAATTTCTATGAAGTCTACTCAACTTAAAGTTAGTAGAAAATGGAATTCAATGATGATGGGTTTAAAACTACAAGGTGCTAACGGTTTATTTACACCGCCAACTTATAGCCACATTTACAAACTATCTACGGTTCAAATGTCTAACGACAAAGGAACTTGGTTTGGTTGGGATGTTTCTAAAGTTGGTCCTGTCAAAGATAAATCTATTTATGACATGGCTAAAAGCTTTGCAGTCAGCGTTGGCAAAGGCGAAGTAGAAGCTAAACCTGAAACTAAAGAAGCTAAAAAAGAATTTAGTTTATAATTTCCTGCAGGATGGGCGGAGAAGCGAGAGTGGATACCGCCCACTCTTAATTTAATAAAGAATATAAAATGAATAAAGAACCTATAAGTTATATAGATTGGTTAGAGTTGGGAAGGGTTATTATACCCTGTCTCAAGGGTACTCCTAAAGTAAAAAAGTACACCGACCCAGATTTTAAAATAGAGAAAGATATATGGAACAGGGATCACGAAACAGCAGAGATAGCATTAAGATTAGATCACGACGTTGATTTAGATATAGATAACGAATTTGTAAAAAGATTTCTTCCTTATTATATTAAAGATTGTGGTGCAATTTTTGGAAGAGAAGGTAATCCAACAAGTCATTATCTTTGGACAAACAGAAATCAGATTCCATTTAAACAATTTAATTTACCAGATGAATTTGAAAAAGATTTTAAAGATTTTCCACATGGTTCAATGATATGTGAATTAAGAACTGAGAAAAAAAGATACACTATAGTTCCAGGTTCTTTACACAGTAAATCAAAAACAAATGTAAGATGGGAAAAGTTTGAAGAGATAAGAGAGTATCAAGGAAACTTATCTATAGATGTAGGTAAAGTTGCTTTGTCTGCAGCACTTGCAATTATATATCCTAGTACAGGGGCCAGAGATGATTATTGTACTGCGATTGCAGGAATTTTAGTTAAGAATTCTGATTGGACGGACGATGAAATAGATAATTTTGTATCTCGGATCGCGGAACATGCAGATGATGAGGACTTAGCAAAAAGATTAAAAAAAGGAACTTCAAGCAGAAAAACTGCTAGAAAATTTGGAATAAATAAAATTCATGAAATTACAGGTTACAGTCATAAAAATATAACAAGTTTATTTAATTGGATAGGTCTATTTAAAGATGCATCTTTACAGGTATCAAAAGACACTATTGAAAAAATAGAAGAGTATGGAGCTAACAGATATTATGTACATTTAAATGTACCACAAAAAAATGTGGATGGAGTTGGTTTAAAAACAATTAAAAAAAAGATTTGGATTGATGGTGAATCACTTATGAATTTAAAATTGTTTTGTGACATTGCTATGAGTCAAGCAAAAGTATGGATACCTAGAATGACACCAAAAGAATTTGAAGAAATAATGATGGCTAAGTTTTACAACAGAGAACAATCAAAAGAATATGTAAAAGAAGCAGAAGAAGATTCTAGATTTAAAATGTTTTTCTTAGATTATTTAGATGCGAAAGGTGTTTATATGGATAAGGAACAGTTGGCTGTTTATAAATTACCTTATTATAATCAAGAAAAGAGAACAATAGAATTTGATTTAAACAACTTTGAAAAAGAATTAATAAAAAATAGAGTAAATTTAAAAAGACCTGATCTTGTTCAAAAAGTTCAAACTATCTTAAAAGGTGAAAAGGACAAAGGTAAGTACAAAAATAAATCTTGTGTTGCCTGGGTAATAAAAGGAGAAGAAGTAGAAGACAATAAATTAATATGGGAAGGAGAGTCTGTCTATATAGGAGACAGTACAGGTGAAGATGAATAGTTTAAAGATTCCAAGTTTTATTCCAGGCCCTCCAGGCACAGGTAAAACTCACAAATGGTTAAAAAACAAATACATTGAGTTTTTAAAAAAATATCCTTGGGATAGAATTGTAATTTTATCTCACACAAATACAGCAGCTGATGAAATTGTAAAAGCTGTAAACAAATTACCAGAGCTAGAAAATATTCCGGACACAAATTTACAAGATCAAATATGTACTATCCACTCTTACTTTAAAGCAGAATATTTAAATATAAAAAAATATGAACATGAAGATCATAAAGTTTTTTGTAAAGAAAATTCAGGTATGAATATTATAAAAAAAAATATTTCTTGGGATAAACATCCTCTCTATGAATTTATTTCTCATGCGCACGGTAAAGGTTACGACTTAACTTCTGAAATAGAACTTGAAAAGTATTGGGCTCTTTGTGAAAGATCTCGTTACGAAGGTTATCGTCTTCAAGGACCAGGTGGTTTATTAGAATTAAAGAAAAAATATGATGAATACAGAGATAATGAAGAACATAAAAGAATATCTTTTGTAGACATGATAGATAATTTTAGATTTAAGGCAGCTATACCTACTGATATAGATGTTTTGATAGTGGATGAAGCTCAAGATTGTAGTAAACCTCAGATAGCTGCTCTACAAAAAGCAGCTACAAATGCAAAAGAATTTATTTTTATAGGAGATGCTGATCAAACTATTCACGAATATGCAGGGTCAGATCCGGAATACTTTTATCAATTAGCTAACACAGAAGAAGCAAAAGCTAATGAACTTACTGAAGGTTTAAGATGTGGTCAAACCATTAACAAGATATGTAGAAATATTATTGCACCTGTGTGGAAAGAATACGGTAGGTACTCAGAAAGAACTTGGACTCCAACGGATGTTATTGGAAAATCACATTACATACCTAGATTAGATCAAGGATGTAAAGCAAAAGATATTTTAATTAATAAAATTTTAAAAACAGATGAAACATTTTTATTTACCTATAGAGGCAACCCTACTCATAAATCTGTAAACACATTTCTTCAAGATAGTGGCATAGATTATAAAATGGTATCAGGTAGTGCTCATGTATCTAGAGAACATTTTAGTTGTTTTAAAAATTGGAAAACTTTTATGAATGGTAAAGTTTCTAAACAACAAATAAAAGATTATTGGAAGTTAATGGGATCGAAAGTAAAAGTCAATGGTTTAGGTGATGTTGATAAACTTAAACCTCTAATTGATAGAGATTATAATATACAAGAACTTATAGATGCAGGTTATTTAAAACCAGAAGTAAAACAATTTGAAAGACTTTCTCAACTTTTAAACCACGAAGGATTATCAAAAAACGAAAAATTAATTGATAAAATACCTTATATTAATAAGGTTCTAAATAATGGTATGGACACAACTAAAAAACCAAGAGTTCAACACGATACAATACATAAAGTAAAAGGGTTAACTTTCGATAATATAATAGTTGATTTATCTGTTTGGAGACCTGAACCTCGTAACTTTGAACCTGTAAGATTAGCTTATGTTGCTTACAGTAGAGGTAAAATAGATTGTTGGACTATAGGATCTTCTGGTCCTTATTCTTTAGCAAAAATACAAAACAATTGGAGAGAAATCTTAGAACTTTAAAGGAGGAAACATGACACATAAAAATGACTTGGAAAACGCATTTCCACAAGACAAACAAATCGGAGGATCACATTATAAATTTTTTCCGATTCAACCATACGAATTTATTTCAAAAAACGGACTCACGTTCTTTCAAGGGTGCGTTGTGAAATATGTTTGTAGATATATTGAGAAAAACGGTATACAAGACTTGGAGAAGATAATTCATTACTGTGAATTAGAAATTCAAAAAATGAAAGAAGATAAAAATGTGTAATCACCCAATTGACTTAGACTTAGAAGGTATAGATACAGTAGCTATTGATATAGAAACTTACGATCCAAACCTTAAAACAAAAGGTTTAGGTGCAGTTAGAAAAGATGGTTTTATTACAGGGGTAGCTGTAGCTACAGGTAAAGACACAGTTTACTTTTCATTAAAACATAGTGACGATGATAAATCTGAAGAAGAATTAAAAGAGTTTTGGGATCAAATGAATACAAAACTTTTACAAAACGATAAGATTGCAAAGGTATTTCATAATGCAATCTATGATGTTTGTTGGTTAAGAGCAACGACAGGCAAGATGTTAAAAGGAAGATTGTTAGATACAATGGTAGCTGCTTCTGTAATTGATGAGAACAGATTTAAATATGGATTAGATGCTTTGGCTAAAGATTTTCTTGGTGAAAATAAATACAAGTACGACTTACAAGAAAAAACTTTTGAATGGTCTGGTGGCATGCAAAGAGATCCAATGTCTAACATGCACAAACTACCTTCGAGTGTAGTAAAAGATTATGCAAAACAAGACGTAGACTTAACTTTAAAATTATGGAATTTATTTAATAAAGAATTAGACAAAGTATTATACATAAAACCTGAAGACAATAAAG